ATCAGCTGCGGAAACGGCCTTCTGGTGGTCATCAAGGTTCTTTGCGGCTTCTGCTATGCGGTTGAACTGTTCCTCGGGTTTCAAGTCCTTCAACTCTTCAAACTGCAGCCCGAGAATCTGCAAGGCATCCTTCACGCCCGAGACTTCTTCAATCCCCTTGGATTCACCTAGCTTATTGCTCATCTCTTCGATGAGGTCGCCCACGTTATCCGCTTCTAGCCCTGCTTCGGAAGCGATGCCGCCCCAAATGCGCATATACTCGCCAGAGATGCCAAGGCTCTTTGCAAGCCCTTCCTGCTTGGCGGTCATGCTGTTTGTCATGGTTATAGCGGTGCCAACGGCTGCCGCTCCGGTAGTGATAACGGCGGTGAACTTGGCCGCCTCGCCAACCAGGTTACGAAACTTGCCGCCCACATCGGCATCAAGGGCTTTCTGGAATGCTTCATACTTACGCTGTGAACGCTCCATTTCTGCGGCAAGGCGGCGCTGTTCGCCCGCAAGCCGGTGCGTATTTACTCCGGCCTGCGAAAGCTCATTGCCCAACTTGTCCAGGGCTTCGCGCTTAGTGGTATACGTCCGTTCAGCCTTTGCCGCCGCCCGTTCCGCCTGGTCAACGGCGCGCTTCATGGCTGCCGTAGGCTTTTCCGCGCTTTCAAATTCCTTACGCAGTGCGGCCGCCTCCCGCTTCAACTCGCGGTACTCGCGGCCAGTCTTGCGCATGCCGTCAGGGTCATAGGCGTTAAGCTTGTCCTGCTTTTCCTTCAAATCCCGAATGGAGTCACCCACGCCGCTCAAGTCGCCCCGCACAGTACGCATGGCGGTGCGCATTGATCCGGCCACGGCGGCCCCAACTTCAATGACAGCAGAATACTTTCGCTTATCAGCCATATTCTATTTCCCCTTCGGCAGGGCGGTAACCCATTCCATCAATTCTTCCAGCGACAAGTCCAGCAGTTCAGAGAGGGACCACCCGGTATAGTTGGCTAGGCCCAGAACGGCCTTCCGGGTGGTCGCCTCGTCTAGGACAAAAAACCGTCGTAGATTTCCTGCACCTTCCGGTAGTCAACCATATCGAGTTCTTCAATCACCTGGGGCGACACCTCGCACAGGTTGGCAAACAGGCGCACTTCCTTATCCTGGTTAGTTCCACCGGCCTTGGCGGCTATAACCTGGTCGCGAACCTTCACACGGCGTATACTGAGTTCCGTAACCGTTTCGCCCTTCATTTCCACAGGATAATCAAGCGTGATTTTGGTTTTCATGTTTTCCCCTACATGCCCAGGGCGCTACGCCGGGCGGCAAGCTGATCCACGCCATTAACGATGCGGACCATGTTGATAACGTCGATTTCGTGCAGCACTCTGCCGCCCTGCTCCCGCTTGTAGTACGTGAGGTCAAAGGTATAGGTGGACGCGCCCACCTCCCCGGACTTCCAAGCGGCCGGTTCAATGGAACGCAGACGGCCGCGAAGCTGAACAACAACCGGGGTAACAGTGCCGTCGAAGGATTCCAGAGAACCGCGCGCAGTAAGCTGCGTATCGGTCCCGGTGGTCAGGCCGAACAGGGACAGCAGTTCCGCGCACTGCTTGGGGGTGGTCATGGTGCTTTCCAGCTTTTCCATGCCGGTTTCAATGCCCACGGGTGCATCCATGCCAGCGGCGCGGAAATCTTCGGTGGTAAGAGACAGCTTGGGCAGTTGCAGTTCCTGCACTTCCCCGGCGTAGCCGCGCCCGTCAACGAACACGGCAAAGCCTTTCAGAATGTCGCTTGCAACGGACATTATTCAAACACCTCCGTAATGTAGTCGTTAACCATGTGGGAACGGAACGTGATGTGCTCGGCCGGGTACGGCGGGGTGAAGTCAAAATCAAAGTAGATTTTGCCCTGGGCAATCTGGTCCGGGGTGTTGAGTTCCGGGTCCGCCCAACAGGAACCACCAAGGATGGCACCAACCGCTTTCAGGTGGCGAAGGTAGGCGTTAACCCCTTCAATCACATCCTGCACGTAGGTTTTCGTAATGTTGCGGTCCACGGCCCACAGATGCGCCTGTAGCAGGCTTTCGTTGATCATGTCGGCAGTACGCCGCACAGACAGGAACGCCCATTTCGGATCAGTGGATGCGGTACGGTTACCCCACAGAATATAGCCGCCTTCATTAATGATGGTGGCAACGTTCTTTTCGTTAAGGGCGTTGGCGCGGCAGTTAACATCGCCAAGTGTGAAATCGACAGGGCGGGACGTGCCGGATATACCATAGATCGGCTTGTTGGAAGGCGACCACCAAAAGCCCTTGTCGTTATCCGTGCGGGCGATTACCCCGGCAACACGGGCGCTTGCTGGCTCATCCACATACACGCCGTTACGGTAGACCTTCACCCAGGGGTCCACCATGTAGACGCGGGCGGTACCGTAATCGCCGATTGCGGCAATCGCGGCGGCATCGTTGGTATTCGGTCCATCGACCAGGATAACGGCGCGCATGCGCTCCGCGATGCCTTCCAGTTCTGCGGCAACGGGGTTCTTCAAGAAGGTGCCGGGGTTTTCGGCATCCTCGGTGCGCTGGTGCGTGAAGCCGGGGGCAAGCAGAATACGGGGGGTGAAGCCAAGTACCGACTTGGACGAAAGCAGGGCGTGAACGCCCTCATATGCGCCGGTTACACCATCAACCCCGCCAACCACGTTGGTCATGGTTGCCGCGTCGTTGGCTCCGGCCTCTACGCGGATCACCACAACCATAGCGCCGCACTGGTCCATAATGGCATCCAGGGCGGCAGGAAGTGTACCGGCGTAATTGCCCACGGTATCCAGCTTGGCGGCTTCTTTGCGGCTGCCAGCGATGAGCACGGGCGTATTCAGCGGAAAGGCCGCCGCGTCTGCATCCGGTGCAGTTCCCACAATGCCGATAACGGATGATTTGACCGTCCGAATCGGGCGCGGCCCCGCGTCGATTTCAACAACTTCCACGCCGTGTAAAAACTGTTCAGGCATGGTTTACCTCCTGCTAGTTGCTTTGCGCCGGAATATCCGGCCAGATTACGGAATGGGGAAAGTCAGGCTGATCCGGCACCAGTTCAAGCGCGTGGGCGTATGCGTCCCATGCCTCTATGCTGGCATCTATGGCCGTGGTTTCGGCACCTGCGGCCACTGCGGCGCGGTGGTTGCGCAACAGTTGCATAATTGCCGGGTCGTAAAGTTCTTTCATGCGGCGGTCACGTTCCGCGCGGGCCGTGGCGGCAAGTTCTTCTTCGGTAGGTGCAGGCGGTGCGGGGGGCGGGGTAAATGTTATGCTACCGTCCTCGTTCACCACGGTATTATGCGGGCCTGCAAGGTTAGCCAGGTCGCCAAATATTGCCGTCACTTCTTTCGCCGCAAGTTCGCGGGCACCGTTTTGCAGCAAACTGGCTGCATCTTCGGCGTTGTCAGAGTTGATCACTCGGCTATTCAGAATGAACACGCGAATTGAATCAGGCATCGGAAGGTTCTCCTATTGGTAGGCGTAGATAGTGCCGCCGGAATATATTGTGCTAATCTCCAGCACGACCTCAACGGCGGTAGGAATAACTATCGTTGCATTCGTCGTCCCCTGAGATGAGCCTGAAAGAAATATGAATTGCTGCACTGAACTACCCGTTGCACCAATAGCGCCGGTTACCACTCTGTATGCAGTGGATGTATTGCTTACGTTCATTATCAAATACAGAGGCTTACCTGCTAGCAAGTTAGGAACGGTCCATGTACCCGTTGTACTGCGCGAACCTTTCAACCCAACTACACTACGGTATTCATCATCCCCCTTATCAACCTTGTCACCGTTGATTTGAGCTACCTGTGTTGCAAGCGCCAACATATCAACCTGAGAGGCATTTACGGCCGCGTCGTAGGCCTTGATGCAGGGAAGCAGATAGGACGTTTTCGGGCGGTTCTCGTCTGCAGTGGGGACAACTAGGGCGGCGTCAAAGTGAGTACCAGTTGTACTTTGCACACTTGCGCTCGTAGTGTAGCCACCAATAGATGCGTCACGGTAAACCGCTCCAGTTTCAGCCTGCGCCCAATTTGCACCTGACCACGTGCCCTCAATATTCCGAATCGCATCACCGGCCCAATCCCCAACGCCCTTCCCTGCAACACCATCCTGTGCCGACGCAAAGTAATGCTTGTAGCAAGGGAGAATTATATGGGTGTCGGTAAGACAGTAGCGGCCGCACGTTCCTTCTTGTGCTGCGGCCTCGGCATCCCATTCCGCTTCCGTAGCAAGGAAGCCGCCGGATGCCTGCACAAAGGCGACAAGCTGCGGGTAAACATCCCGCGTGAACTTCTGCTTAACATTTACAGGCACCGTACCCGGCAACGGGCTTGCAGTGGTGGAGAAGCAAAGCTGCCCAACCGGCACCCCCGCAACGGTACCCCAGGCAAGGCTTCCATCTTCCTGTTTGATAATCACCTGCCCGGCCTCTCCGCCCTCCGGTAAGGTCTCGTGCGGATCATCTTTTCTGGCCGCGTGGGCCTCGACCAGGGTACGGACAACAGTAATTTTGTCGTCAACGTACTTGCGGCTTGCAAGCACCATCGTAGGGTCGATTTTCAAAGTGATTGAGGACGTACTGGAAACCTGAATACGCAGAATAGCGGCCAACTCGCGGCCCGATCCTTCTGCCAGTGTCGGCTTGTACGTGGCCGGGAACGATGCAACGGCAAACAGATTGCCCTGATCATCAAACACCCCGACCTCATGCACGGTGAAGCCGCCCACCTCGGGCGGAATGACCATTTCAACCAGGATCAGACTTGCATTGCCCGGATCAAGGGACAGGTTATTTATGGGTGCCCTATGCACTTCATGCACAAGCGCTTCCATAGTCGGAAGCGGGGTAATGGGGTTGCCGTTGCCGTCACCCACGGCGATATGGGTCAAATTAACCTTTGTGCCCAATGCCGTTGCATTTGCCAGCTTGGCGGCACCAATCTCGGTAACCAGTGTGAAAAACATCTGTGCCATCAGATCACCACAGGATTAACGGTTACAGTTTCATACAGGGCAAAACATCCGCCCACATACAACGCGCCCTGGCTGGAAACGCTTGCAGGCATCCACGGGTCTACGGTGACAACATCACCGCTCATCAAATGGGCACCCACATACACATGCCCGGCGCTTCGGCCTGCCATTGTGATTCCTGCGAGGTGCGACCGGGTATTCTTGGTTTTCAATACGATCCGCTCCAAAGAGCGAATCAACGAATCATCCACGCCCCGATCATCAATTTCGATCAGCACGCGAAAAGTTCCCGGCTGCCCTTCCGGTGCTTCTTCCCACCACTCGACAACGCGGATGGAATAGCCAAGGGCGGAAATTGCCCTATTCAGT